AGAAACACTTTCTTGCATTGCGGCAAACTTTATTAACTTTTTTTCTTCGGGCGTTACTCGAAATAAAATCATTGCGTTATCTTTCATGAGATATTTATATCATTCCTTATATTTTAGTTTCAACAAAAGGTGCCTAGGTTTAAATTTTTTTTTAAGCGACTTTGTTTAATTTTTTTTTTAAGCGACTTTGTTTAATTTTTTTTTAAGCGACTTTGTTTAATTTTTTTTTGTTTGCAGTGCTCACATTCTTCTAATTGGCATATAAAGCCTGTCTCTTTTTCTAATTTAGGTTTGTCAAATCCTATGTATTTTCTTGTGTAATGACAGGTACAATTGGGATCGGTACACGATGAAAAAATAATTAAAAAAATTGATACGATAAATTTGGTCATTTTAATACCTTTAAATAATTATTTGGAAGTTTCAATGTTAAGTTGAATGCAATCGCCATTTATCGAAACACTTTCAATTTTTGATAACAATTTTGTATCTGAATTCCAAGCCAATATGTTATCTTTGCAACATCTAATTTCTTCAATAATGTTAGCAAGAATTGTTACATCATTGCAGTCATCTATAAATTTATAGATATCTAATAATTTCATTTTTTATTCTCCCGTTTTATATCATTTCTTCAAGTTATATTCAGCCAAACAAACAAGACAAATTAAACAAAAAAACATAAGTGACCAAATAGCATGAAGAGGAAACCCAATTAAAAGTTGAAAAAGGCTAATCAAACATCCCATCCAGATCCAAAAATAAAATTTCATTTTTTATTCTCCCGTTTTATATTACTAATATAACAAATGATACATTTATATCATATAGCAATTATTAATTTACCGTACTGAATGTTAACCGCGCTATTTTATTTACTACTTCATGCAATAAATGGTTATGAGCTAAGAGCGCTTCAGGTTTTGTTACTGTGCAAATATATGCTTTATGAAGATCGCATTCTCCCATTCCTTTATAAAGAATAATGCTTTCGTATCGTGTATGTGATTTTTCCCCGTTCCATAAAAATGGGATTACTTCTACGGTTTTTATCTCATATTCTCTTACTTGGTCTAATTTTACTAAGTGCAACATGTAAAACCTATAAATTAAATACTTGATAGAAATGTAGCATAAGAAATAATATCAAACGTATATGACATTACCTTCTATAAATGAATATCCTGATGCGTCTAAAAAAAGATTTGATGCCATTACTGATGAGCAAATAGCTAAAGCTTTATGGGCTGCAAAGGGACTACAAGCTCATGCTGCTTTAAGGTTAGATTGTGCACCTTCTCTCATATCTATGCGTGTTAAACAGTCTCCTTATCTCCAACAGGTGCGTGAAGATGCTCGTGAAGTTCGCAAAGACAATTGCGAGAAAGCACTAGATACAATCATAGAATCATTAGAGACATCAGCTGTTATATTTTCTTTAAAGACATTGTGTAAAGATCGTGGTTATGCTCAGGACACTGTATTGGTGGATGCAACCGATCCTGTTAAGGTTTTAATGGCAGAAATTCGTAATCAGTCTAAAGATTTAGTCGATGAAACTAGACAAAGATCATGAAGAGTTCATTGAGCTATGTAAAAAGCCTTGGGATCGTCTTAACAGCCTTTATTACATTATATCTAAGCGCGGAAACAGGTTATTGTTCCGGTGTAATTGGGCCCAAAAAGAGCTCTATGATAATCTTTGGTATTGCAATATCGTATTAAAAGCTCGTCAGCTTGGCATTTCTACTTTTATATGCATGTTATTTTTAGATCGTTGTTTATTTAACGACAACGTTGCAGCGGGGATTATCTGTCACACTCGTGAAGATGCTGAGTTAATGTTTAAAAGGGTAAAATATGCTTATGATAACCTTCCTAAGTTTATTACATGTTCTATCACTGCTACTATTGACAGTGCGCGTGAACTTGTTTTTAATAATGGATCATCCATACGAGTGGGCACATCTATGCGTGGCTCTACTTTGCAGTACCTTCACATTAGCGAATTTGGTAAGATTTGCGCAAAATACCCAGAAAAAGCGACCGAAATTATAACTGGTAGTCTTAATACTCTTGCTGCGGGTCAATATTGCTTCATTGAATCAACAGCTGAGGGAAGAGAAGGATACTTTTATGAAATGTGCAAAAAAGCTCAGGATGATCTTAAAGCTGAGAAAGATCTTAGTCCACTTGATTTTAAATTCCATTTTTATCCTTGGTGGCGCGAGCCTAGTTATCGCATTGGCTCTCCTATTGTATTATCTCAAGAGTCTTTAGAATACTTTTCTTCTTTAGAAGATAGAGGCATTACTCTTACTGCAGAACAAAAGTATTGGTATGCAGCTAAATATAATACTCAAAGTGATGAAATGCTTCGTGAATTTCCTTCCACTCCGCAAGAGGCTTTTGAGGTTGCTAATGAAGGGTTATATTATGGAAGGCTCATCAGCCTTGCGCGGTTAGAAAAACGAATTGGTTTTGTTCCATATGATAGGGATTTACCTGTGTATACTGCATGGGATTTGGGTTATAACGATTCGACTGCAATAGTCTTTTTTCAAGTTTTAAATAAAGAGATTAGAATTATAGATTATTTAGAGGGTTCTGGTGAGAGTTTGTCGTATTGGCTGGGACTAGTAAAATCAAAGCCTTACGTTTATGACAAGCATTTGGCTCCTCATGATATTATGAACCATGAATATTCTACGGGTATGACAAGGCAAGCATTTGGTCGTAAGATGGGGATTAATTTGATTCCTGTGCCTAAAACTGGAGTGATTGAGGGTATTGATATGGTGAGAAATATCTTGCATCGTTGCTGGTTTGATGAAAAAAAAGCTGCTGGGGTAATTGTTGCGTTAGATAACTACAAAAAGGAATGGGATGATAAGCATGGGTGTTGGCGTTCTAGCCCATTACACAATCAATACAGCCATGGGGCTGACGCATTTCGTTATCTTGTTTGCGGGTTATCTTACATTACAAGAAATGATAAAATTGATGGGTCTACTATTGGCGGTGGTTCTATAACTGCAAATTTGAGACAAAGTGTTTTTGGGTAATTTTTATAAGTTGTTAATTCTCTAAGTGCGACGCTACTCACAAAAAGCTCATATTGCATTGTAATTTTGTAATTTTGCTAATGAAGAATCAAATGTTCTGCAAAGATACATTTCTCTTTCGTTTTTTGGCAGGTTAAGTATTGCGGTGAATGTTAAACAAGCGCAAATATTAAGCACTTCCATGACTGGAACTCCTGAAAAATATTTTTCATATATTTCTTCAATTGTTTCAACCATCAATTCTTCATTTATGTCCAATCAACACCTTTGTTTTCTTCAATGTCCCAATCTTGAATTATTTCGTTAGGTTCTTCTAACGGCTTATTTGGGCATAGTATAAGATTGCAATCAGCAAGTAAAGCAGAAACGATTGCAAGTATACCTATGGCTAAGGCAATTATTTGAATCCATTCATCAGCTTTTATTTTCATAAATTTTTTAATATCTCATGTAAAAGAATTAATGCACTCATCATGTCGTAATGAGTGATAGGCTGGCTAAGGGCAACGGGAGGAAGCCTGTCGTAACCAGCTATCATCTCTTTGAGCATATTAAGTCGGTCATGATTGGTCAGAGGCGTAATGGCGGATGATTCCAATAATTCCTCTGTTTTATTTGTCTTGTCGATTATTTTCGGTATATGCTCAACATCATTATCATCTACTCGGATAAAATTTTTCCAGTCAGAAGCTCCACAAAACAAATGAGTGCCTCCGTCTACAAATATTTCACCACATTTACATCTTTGATAATCTTGTGAATGCAGACTCTCAATAATATCCCCGCAGAGTTTGCATTTAGCTCTGTTTCTCAATTGATGTAAATCTCCCGTTGGTGATACAAATATATCATATGGCAGAATAAATTTGAATATATAAATATGTATTTTATAGTTTTTCAAAAGTAAAAAGCCTGATGTTGCAATAATAAAATTTTAAATATACAATTTGCCCTATCTATCGCTTTGATCGGAGGGTACTATCAGCTTTTACATGCCGCCTTGGGATAATGACAAAGAGCCCAACCAAGGCAATATCCGACAATTCCTTGATAATCTTTATAGCAAATTTCAACCCATTGAACAGGCTCGTTGGAATCAATCTAACATTGATACTCTTTTCTATGCTGGGGCACAAGAATTTGTAAATAGGTATTTTGGTTGGAATGCTGGTCAGGGTAAAACTCAGTTCTATTTTAATCTATTGCAACAGCCTATTAATATGGTTACTGGGTATCAACGCCAACACCGTAAGCAAATTAATTACGTAGCTCATGAAGGATCAAACCCTAAAACTGCTGATCAGTACAACAGACTCATGACTCATGTTTGTAATAACAACGGTATACATGAGCAATTCTCTCGTGCATGTGAGCAATCTGCGATTACTGGAATGGTTCTTATGCAGCCTTATTTGGATTATACAAGTGATCCTGCTCAAGGTGATTTGAAGGTTAAGGTATGGGAATACAACAGCTTTTTAATTGATCCTTATTTTAGATCTTTTGATGCTTCCGATGCTCAATTTGTTTGGACTCAAGAGTATATTAGTAAGCGTGAAGCTGAAGCTAGATTTCCAGATAAGTTAAACATGATTCGTCCTATGGCTGGAACGCCTCAAAGATATGGTTCGTTTTATTTTCTTCCTGAAAATTATAATATGGCTCGTAACGATTTAATGGTTTTGTCTTATGTTTGGTATAAATCTAAACGTAAGAAAAAGCATTTATATTCTCCTCAAGCTCATATGTTTTTTGATGTAAGTGGGGGAGATGAACAATTTGAGTTAATGCGGTATAAGTATCCTGAGCTTGAAGAGGTATCTATTGATGTTCCTACATGGAAGCTTTGCACAGTTTTAAATGATCAGGTCATGTATCAAGGACTTAACCCCTTAGGCTTTGATACATGTCCTTTCATTCCTACATTTTGGAATTACGATCCTCACATTAACTATTATGACCTGCGTTGCCGGGGCTTGGTTCGAACCATGCGCGACTCCCAATACTTACTTAACCGTAGAATTATAATTAATCACGATATATCGGAAGCTACAGTCAACGCTGGATGGATGCGTAAGATCGGTGCTGTCGCTAACGAAGACAATTTAAAAAGAACTGGCCAAGGATGGGATATCATTATTAATGATGGTTTTGAACTTGGTGACGTGCAAAAAATTTTACCTTCTGAAGTTCCGGCATCAGACATGGCGCTTGCTGATCAGTTGCAGTCTTTAATTTTTTCTACTTCTGGGATTAACTTAGAGAATTGGTCCGCACAAGATCAATCTCAGGCATCATCCTTGACGGTTATGTTAAAACAGGCTGCTAACCTCATGGTGCTCCAGAAGTATTTTGATCAATGGGATTTGTCTCTAAAAACTCTTGGGGATAGATTGCTTGAAACTGTTCAAAACAATTGGAATGCGGCAAAAGTAGCTTCTATTATTAATGAAGATCCTACTAAAGAGTTTCATGATCGTATGTTTACTAAATATCAAATTACTGTGGAAGAGGGTATTCTTACTCCAACTCAAGCTAATCAACAAGCGCAACAGATGCTTGAAATTAACCAAATGTTTGGTCGTGAGGTATTCCCACCATCTATGGTTATTCCACGTATGAATTTAGCTGAGAAAGCGCAAGTAATTGAATTCTTACAACAGCAAGAACAACAAATGGCTGCTGTTCAAGGTGAAGCTCAAAATATTCAACATGCATTTGAGGAAGCTAAACTTAAAGAGATGATGACTAAAGCAATGTCCAATCTTGCAACTGCCAGAGAACGTCATGGTAGAAATGAAAGTAATATTGGATTATTTGAAGAACGTTTATCTGAAGTTCAGAAAAACAACGCGTTATCTACCAAAGCTAAAATGGAAGCAATTACATCTATGATGGAAGCTATTGAGAAGTATGGTATGGTAGAATCTATGTTAGCTGAAGCAAAAATTGATTCTTATGATTACAAACAAGATTTAGATGAAAATATAGATAAGGCAGAAGCCAAACAAACTGCAGCTGGAAATGATTTTGTAAATCAGTTAATGGGGCAGATGAAATGACTTGCAAATCTTTATTTGAATGTTATAATGAAAGAAATTAATTTAGGGAGGCCTTATGGCTGGTGGACAGAGAATTGACGATCACTCCTTCTGGGCAGGAAAAGGGGCTAAAGGCTCTGTTTTTCCGGATGGGGCTAAAGTTAAAATGGATTCTTCTGCAGAAGGTGCTGGTAAAGAAGATTATTACGAAGATACCACTGCTGCGATTAAATCTGCTCAACAAATGGGATCTGGTAAAGCTAAATCTCATGGCGTAAAAGATAACTATCGTCACTAAAATATTTTATACCCAATTACCTTTTGTAAAGAAAAAATAATCGGGTATGGGGAGTGCTTAAAACGCATTCCCTTTTTAAGGAGAGTTATGAAATTTAAAGATCGTTTACGTCCTAAAGAAAGAAAACAATCTAAAGAGCCTTGGGATTTTAAAAAACCTACTTATGATCAAGCGAGGGCAGGAAGTATTTCTGCGGGGGATTCTTATGGTCTGGGTGTAACTCAGCCTGTGGGAACTGATTCTGTATCATCAATTAGCCCTATTCCAAAAGGTTGTTACAGATTTTCTGCTGATGCGGTTATAGATGGCGAAGTCTAAAAAGTTTAAACAAGCTCATACTGATAACGTAAAGCATGGTATGGGGGATTTTTACGGTTCGGGTGTTAAAAATCCGGTTGGTAAGATGAGGTCTGGGTCTGTAGGTCAAGTCAAAGCATCTAAAAAGCAATTAAAAAATCCGCCCAAATCACTTGCTTAAGTTATTAATTTCCAAGGTTTGTCTTTTTGTTGAAAATATGCAGTTGATCTTACTATTCTTGCAAATTCATTAATTTCATCTTGTCCTATTTCTCTATCTGGCATTTCCATTTCAGCTCTATGGTGTAAATAATTTTGAATACTGGTCCATATGGTTTCGTTGTAAGTCATTTTACCTGGTTCGTATTGTCCCCATAGTTCTCTTTTGGGTAATACCCATTCTATTTCTATTACATCGGTTCCTTTACGTGCTTTAAATAAGTAACTATTGGGTTCTGCTAATGGTTTTGTTATTCTTGGCATCCATATAACTCTTTCTGATGGAACGTCTTTCATTTCTTGCCAGTGTCCTTGAAAAAATAGGCTAAATCTTTCGTCTATTCCAATTTGTCTTGTGTGCCCAAATACATAAAAGGGTGATTTAACAGCATCTGGGACGTTATCTACGCAATCTTGGACGCCTTCAGACATAAGTTCCCAATCTGATTTAAAATGTTCTAATCTGTCGTGAGTTTCTAAAAAATTTAATTTCATATTTCTCCTAATTAAAATTTTAATATTATTAAAGTAAATATTTTTATACTATGTATTTAAAACTTTAACTTAACTCGCGGCTCGGCGGAAAGAGCAAAGGGAAAGTATGTCTGATGTTGTAGCTCCTGTTCAGGATGCTGTCGAAATCGAAAAACAAAGAAATTTTGCAGAACTTAGAAAAATTGCTGAACAAGAAAGAGCTGCTCGTATTGCTTTAGAAGAGAGATTGGCTGCTATTGAAAAATCTAGTTCGCCAAAATCGGAAGATGATGATGAAGATGATGAGCCTTATGTGGATAAAAGAAAGCTGTCCAAAAAACTAAATCAATTTGGTCAAGAAATGGGGCAAAAAACATCTGAAATAGTTCGAAATGAAGTAGAAAAAGCCTTGCGTGAAGAGCGTAAAAATTCTTGGTTCAAGCAAAATAGCGATTTTAGCAAAGTAATGACGCCTGAATTGTTAAATAAATTTGAAGCTCAATATGAAGATGAAGCTAGATCAATTTTAACGCACCCTGACGAATTTGAAAGGCAAAAACTTGCGTATTATTCTATCAAAGCTAAAGGATTAGATCGTCCTGAAGTAAAACAACTATCTGCTCAGGAGCTTGCTGAAAAAAACAGAAGAACGCCTTATTACCAACCTTCTGGTGTTTCAAATGCTCCGTATGGTGGAACTATTGGCAGAAATGTATCTGAAGAAGAAGGTAAAACTGCTTTAGCAAACATGAGAAATCTTCAAAAAAACTTGAGAATATAAGATATAGGCCAGGTTGACAAATAAAGTTTTAATTTGATAACCTGGCATTACGCTAGTCCGGCGGTAAGGGCACTCGCGTAAGTGGTTCGCACCCACATTCGAATTTCCAGCAAAAGGACGTAAAACGTGTCGTCAACGGAGCTGATTTTCAAACTTACACCCTAATAAAAGGGAAATATTATGTCTATTACAACTACAGGGAATCTTGGCCCTATGATCCTCCAGTCGCTTGCGCCTGCGATGCTTTATGTGCCGACTCCTAGCATGAACTACATCACTGTTTGTGATAAAGTTTCTATGCCAATGAACGGAGGAACAACTTGCAGGTTCATGAGACCAAGAGCGTTAACTCCTCCTACTGTTCAACTTGGTAACAGCGGTATTGATCCGCCTGCACAAGTTCCACAAAGAGATATTATTGATGCGCAAATGGCCTTTTTTGGTACTGGTTGTGTAATCAATGAACAAGTTATTTTGCAAGATCAAGAAGGTGTACTTGCTTGGGTATCAGAGCGTCTAGCTGTTGCAATGCGACAAGCTGAAGATTTGATCCTTCGTGACTACATTGTATCAGCTGCGTCAGAAATTAACGCAGGTGGCGGAGCTAACAACGATAACCCAACTAACCTTGGTGTTAGCGATTTTAGCTTAGTAGCAACAACCCTTGATACAAATAACGCTTACAAATTTATGAGCGGTATCGAAGGGGAATTAAAATTTGGTACAGGTCCTAGAATGTATGGGTCCTTAAAATTTTGGGTGATTGACTTGGAGTGCCTAGCGGCGTAAGCTATAGGTTAACAAGGGGCAAGATATGGATATAATTGACTGGATGGAATACAAAACTCATCTAAATATAAAAGATGCAGTTGGAATAAATCTAGAATCATGGAATCTAAATCAGCCTGAGAGACTAAGTCCTGAAACTGCGCAAGCAGATGCGATAGTCCGACCCGTGGATATAAATAAAACCACGGAAGCTAGCAGAAATGACTAGCTCACTTACATGTTTGTAGTGTAAGGAGTAACAACAAGGTACGTTCAGCATACTTTATGCTGTCCTCAACAGAGCTTCAATCAGACTTTGATTCACTGACTGGTTCAGGGTTCTTGTCTGTTTGGAACTACCCGAATAACAGCTCAGCTCTTCCAAGTGAGTATGGTTCTGTGTACAATACACGAATCCTAACCTCATCAGAAGCGCCGATTGCAAGACAAGCAAGTGCGAACTCAAACGATGTGTATTACAACACTGTTTTGGGTAAACAAGCTGTTACTCACATTAACCAAGATGGTTATAGCATGCAGTTGATTTATCGTGATCCCTATTATTCTGGAATGTTAGCCCAGAATGCTACACTTGCGGTAAAATTTGCACAAGCACAGGCGATTACACAAGATACTGCGATCAGAAATTTACTTTGTACTAGATCTTCAGCACAGGGGGTTTAATATGGGTGAATATGCAAGAACTGGAAGAGGAATGCTTAATTCAACTGGCGGCGTGATGGCTGTCAATCTTCCGTTTGAACCGCAGTTTGTAGAATTGATTAATTATACGGCAGCTGATACTCCGGCTAGTGGTGGAATTCCTTTTAGTTATTGGGATGTTGCTATGGGTCAGAATTATGCTGTTGTAGAAACTTTTAATTCTACTCCTGTATTAACTACTAATGTATTGACTGCCGGAGGAATTAGTACTTTCTCAGCGGGTCTTTCATTACAGTTTGGTGCTCCTGTTCAAGTGGTATCAATCTCTAAAGCTTCTCCTGCTGTTGTTGTTGCAACTGGTCATGGGTTGCAAACTGGAGATGTAGTTATATTTGAAGGATTGTATCAATCGCCAACTACTGGTATGCCGCAAATTTGTGGTATGCCTTTTGTTGTCACTGTAAGTGATGCAAATACTTTTAGTATTCCTTGGAATACCAATCAAAGCAATTATACTGCTTTAAGTAGTAGTCCTTCTGGTGCATATATGAAACAGGTATTATTTCCTTATCTATATTCACCAGGCGCTTCTTTCATTACAAGTTTGAGTTTAGGTGCAACAACGACGGTTGTTACAACTGCTCCTCATAATCTTGTAATTGGAAGTGAGGTGGCTTTCAGAATTCCAAAACTTTGGGGTACTGTGCAATTAAATTCATTGATGAATGTTCGTAAACCGGGTTCTCCGATGTATGGATATGTTTCATCAGTGATTAGCAGTACAAGTGTTGTGGTTCGTATTAACAGTACAAATTTCACACCTTTTAATTCTAACATTGCAGTTACAGCGGTAAATGGTTTGTCATTTCCGCAAATGGTTGCAGTGGGAGATATTAATTCTGGATCTGCTAATTACAGCGGAGGTGCTTTATATCCATCTCCTCTTGTTAATGGCACGCCAACAATTAATGGTCCAGCAGTCAGTGGGGCTTTTGTTAACAATACCGCTTCTGGTTTTGTTATTGGTTCTGCACTTGCTGGTTCACCTGGTGATGATATTTACTGGAGAGCAGCACTATTTGATTATAGTGATTACACTGCATAAGTCTAAGGCGGGGGATTTTCCCTCGCCTTTATTCAAATAAAAGTTTACTATTTAAATTAAATTTTATGTGTTGGAGTTGTCCTAATGGCTGAGTATTCCAAAATTGCTAGAGGTAGTTACGTTTCAAATGGTGAGCCTCAAGATATATATCTTCCTTTTCTTCCTGAAAAAGTTACTTTACGTAATTTTACTGCGGAAGCTGGGCAGAGATCTGGCGCAGTAAGTCAAGCATATTGGGATACATCTCTTGGTTCTGGTGCAGCTTTAGCAAATGGAATATCTACTATTAGTTCTGATCCGGTATATTTTCCAACAAGTACATTAACAGCTGGAATATTTGTTTTTGCTGATGCGTTATCAGGTTCATTTGGCGCTCAACAACAAGTTGTTTCTGTTACTAAAGCAAATCCTGTTGTTTTTACTGTAAATAATCATGGATACAATGTAGGTGATGTTGTTTTATTTGAAGGGCTGTATCAAACATTATCAACTGGAATGCCGCAAATTTGTGGTATGCCTTTTTTAATAACAAGTGTTCCCAATGGTAATACTTTTACTGTAAACTGGAATACAAATCAGTCAAATTACACTGCATTATCTTCAAGTCCTTATGGTGCCTTTGTTAAACAAGTCTACAGTTCTTATCTCTATCAACCTGGCATTTATAATATTTCTAATATTACCCAAGCGGTTCAAGCAGTAGTTTCTACAACTTCAAAACATAATCTTAGTTTGGGCAGCAGAATTAGTTTTAGAGTATCTTCTAAATGGGGAATGTCCAATCTTAATGGTTTGTACGCAACTGTTATACAAATTAATACTTCTCAAAGTTTTACAATTGATTTAGACACTACTAATTTTATGCCTTTTACAACAAATGTACCTGTTTTGTATGTACCTGGTCTAACTTTTCCTCAAATTGTTACTGTTGGAGATATAAATACGGGTGGTGGTATTCAAGAAGTAAATTCTATTCCTATACCTAACGGACCTGCAATTGATGGTGCTTTTATTAATAATACTTCATATGGGTTTACTGTTGGCTCTTTTCTGTGTGGTGAAAATGGCGATCAGATGATCTGGGAAGCATGTTTTTACGACTATAGTGTATAAAGATCTTTTGATCGACTTTATTTAAAAAAAGATTTACGATACATATAAAGAAAAATTTATAGGTGTAGGGATAAATCATGGCTGAATACTCTAAGATTGCAAGAGGAACTGTAACTACACAAGCAAGTACGCCTTTAGTAATTAATTTGCCTTTCCAACCGACATTAGTAAAAATTCAAATGAATAGTTCGTTGGCTAATCCAAATAATGGTTATATTGCAGAAGCTTATTGGGATGCTTCGATGCCTCAAAATACAGCTATTGATAAATTATTTTCAATTACTGGTACAAGCCCTAGTACAAATTATTTAACAACTTCTTATCAAGCTACTAACGGTATTTCTACTTTTTCGCGTGGATTATCTGCAAGTTTTGGTCCTCAAAAACAAGTTGTAAGTAGTACAAAAGGTGATCCGACTACATTTGTTGTTACAAATCATGGATTTGCTACGTATGATTACGTTCTTTTTGAAGGGTTGTACAATACTGGTGGGGCTACTGGGATGCCTCAAATGTGCGGGATTCCTTTTGTTGTAACGGTTGTAGATGCTAATACATTTACTGTTCCATGGGTAAGCCTAGGAAGTAATTATACTAATTTAACAAGTTCACCATCTGGTGCTTATGTTAAAAAAATATTAAATCCTGATTTGTATTTTCCTGGCGCGTTATTTATTCATAACTTATTTGCAGATGGAAATCAGCTTCAAGTGCAAACAACGACGCCTCACAATCTTGTAGTCGGAAGTGTCGTAAGTTTTAGAATCCCTCGTCAATGGGGTTCAATTCAATTAAATTACAATCAAGATATTCCAGGTGCAACATTATATGGAACTGTTACTTATGTTTATAACAATGCTGTTGTTAAAATAAACATAAATCCTTCTAATATCAATACATTTGTTACTAATGTTCCTGTATCGCAAGTTCCTGGGTTGTCTTTCCCTCAAATGATAACGGCTGGTGATATAAATACGTCTGGAGGGCAGCAATTAAGACTTGGAACGATTCCAACAATAAATGGGCCTTCAATAAATGGTGCGTTTGTAAACAATACTTCTCAAGGTTTTATAGTAAACCCAACATTATTTAATTCAGCTCAACAAAATTTAAGTTGGGAAGCGTATTATTTTGATTTAACGGTAAATGGCTAAGGAATAAAAATGGCAGAATATTCAAAAATGGTTCGGGGAAATTATACTTCTCAGGCAAACATACCGAAAACAATTAATCTTCCATTTGCTCCACAACAAATCATGGTCAGAGATATAACTGCATACACAACTCCTACTGCAGGATATTCTATAGAAGCTTATTGGGATTATTCTTATGCTCAAAATTCTGCATTAGTAACTTATTTTGGTAGTGGTACAGGAACTTCTCCTTCTACTCCTTATCTTACAAGCCAATTGGTAACATTAGGTGGAATTCAAACGTTTAATTCTTCTTTATCTATGGCACTTGGTCCTCAACAACAAATTATTTCATCTAGTTATGGTGGTGGTAATACAACGTTTACTGTAACAAACCATCAATATGGTGTAGGTGATGTTGTTATTTTTGAAGGTTTAAAACAATCTTTTATAACTGGGCTTGTTCAAATGGCTGGTATGCCATTTAGTATTATATCAATTACTCCAAATACTTTTACTGTAGCATGGAATACTTCAGGTAGTAATTTTACTCAACTTTCTGGATCGCCTGCCGGTTCTTATGTTAGAAAAGTACTAAATCCATTTAATTATTCGCCGGGTTCGTATTTTATTGCGGGGATTGCTACAGGGGCTCAAACCACTATTACTACTACCACGCTTACAGGATTGTATGTGGGAAGCACTATAACATTTAGAATTCCATCTGAATATGGTATAACTCAATTAAATGGTTTAACAGGAACGGTTACTTTTATTGTACCCGGAGTAACTTACAGTCAATTTGTTGTAAATATTGATTCATCAAATTTTACGCCTTTCACTTCTAATGTTCCTATTAGCCAAGTATCTGGTCTTTCATTTCCGCAATGTGTGGCTACAGGTGATATAAATTATGGTGGAAGCATTCCTGTAGTAAATGGAATTCCTACAATAAATGGACCTGCTGTAGATGGAGCATTTGTCAATAATACAAAACAAGGTTTTACAATTGGATTACAAGCGGTAAATGCAGCATCGCATTCTATAAGTTGGGAAGCATATTATTACGACGAAAGTTTAAGTTCTTAAAAAAGGTATTTTATGGCTGAATATTCAAAAATTGCTAGAGGTTCATATGTTTCTACTGGAACTGCTCAAATCATTCAACTTCCGTTTCAGCCTCAAAGAGTAAAAATAACTAATACAACTGTTGGTACTACACCTGTTTCCGGTCAAATTTTTCAAGCATTTTGGAATTCTTCTTATAATCAAGGAACTGCAAATACTTTTATTTATTCTAATACTGGCACATCTCCTGCAACTCCTTATTTAACAACACAAAACATTTCTACTAATGGAATAACAACATTTTCTTCTAACAATAATTTATTATTAGGTCCTCCAAAACAAATTGTTTCTGCAGCAAGTAATGCAAGCTTAACAACATTTAGTGTAACAAGTCATGGGTTTCAATCAGGGGATGTTGTTGTTTTTGAAGGACTTTTTCAAACAACAACTACTGGTATGCCTCAAATTTGTGGGATGTTATTTTCTGCAATTATTAATGACGCAAATACTATTTCTATTATTTGGAATTCTGCAGGTTCAAATTACACAGCATTAAGCGGATCTCCTAATGGCGCATATGTAAGAAAAGTTTTATATCCATACAGTTATTACCCAAGAGTTGCTTACATTAATTCATTTACTAATCTTACTACTCAAACTCAAGTCCAAACTACAATGAATGGAGTTTTTGTTTTAGGACAACAAGTTGTTATTCGTGTTCCAAGAATTTGGGGAGTTTTGCCTATCGTTCCGGAGGTTGTAGGAACCATTACTTCTGTAGTAAATCCTTCAAATTACATTGTTAGTATTGATCCTGATCTTTTTTCATCATTTACAAACAACGTACCTGTTAATGCATTACGTGGATTATCTTTTCCTCAAATGATTGCAGTTGGTGATATAAATTATGGTGGAGGAATTCCTTCTATTAATGGAAATTCTTCAATTAATGGACCTGCTGTATCAGGTGCTTTTGTAAATAACACATCTCAGGGATTTGTTGTAGGCTCTAATATTGTTAGTGCAGCTTCACAATTAATAAATTGGTCTGCTTGGTATTACGATATACAGATAAATAGTTAAATTATGGCAGTTTCAGCAGAAAATTCTATAAATGCAGGTCCTATTGCTCCGGAACGTAATCCACCTATTGATCCAGAGTTTTATTCTCCTTCTAGATTTGTTATTGAAGCAATTTCGTATGGAAAAACTACTACGGTTACAACGGCTTTGCCTCACAACTATGTAAAAGGACAGTTAGTTAAATTTTTAATTCCTCAGTATTATGGGGCTAGACAACTTAACAACAGACAAGGTTATGTCATTGCAATACCTTCTGTGAGCCAAGTGGTGGTAAATATTATTTCTTTAAACTTTTCTCCTTTTGGGTTTGTGGGAGTGCCCGCTCCTTATAAAAACAACCTTCCGCAAATTATTGCTGTGGGGGATATCAATAATGGATTTATCAATGCTAATGGGCGTGTAATGAATGGGACGTATGTGCCTGGCGCTTTCATTGATATTTCATAATATTTATTTGATACCATTAAAAATTTTAATGTAATATATTGAGTTCGTAAATTAAAAATTTAATTTAGGAATCGTATATGACTGAAAGGCCCAAAGTAAATTCTGCTTCTCAAAAGGAATTGGACAAGGTTGAAAAACAATTTGAAGAGTTTAATGACAATATTAAAGATTTGGTCTCTGCAAGATCTCCTGATGCAAAACCAGAGGAATCTGAAAGACAAACAAAAATGTCATCAAATGAAATTCGAAATGCAAAAGATATTTATTTAAAACCTTCTAAAACGCTTCCTGACAGACAAAAATTTAATGAAAAATTTCGTAAAGATTGGGAATTTCAAAAAGAATATGTTCATTTCATAGCGGAACATAAAGAACTAATTGGGGAAACCATAGAATTTTGGACTCACCCATTTGGTGGGGTAGGTGCAGAGTATTGGGAAGTGCCAACTAATAAGCCTATTTGGGCTCCAAGATATGTTGCTGAACAAATTCAAAGAAAATCTTATCACAGACTTGTAATGACCAATACTACTACTCAAACATCTGGTGTAGGTACTTTTTATGGTCAGCTTGCTTCTGATACAAAAATTCAAAGGCTTGATGCGTATCCGGTGCGTGAAATGAAATCTCATTTTGGGAGTAAAGGGTTTTGAATTTACTTAGTGATGTAATAACTTATGTTAGAAGACTTATCAAATCTCCTTCTGACCAAGTTATTTCTGATAATTTGATTATCGATTACATCAATCGTTTTTGGCTGATGGATATGTCATCTCGGATGCAACTATTTGACTTAAAAACGACTTATAAGTTTCAAACTATTCCTGGTATAGATTCATATAATATGCCTCTTTATTCGGCCCAAACCGAAGGATCGGGGGTGGGTTCCTCAACTATTACCCCCTTTCCAATTTATCAAGGTTTTACAAACGATTGTACTATTAATGGAATAGTTGCCCCTTTTTACACTCAAAGGCAAGAGTATTGGAATTTATGGCCAAATTACATCCAACCATTACAAGATGTTGTTACTGGTGATGGATCAACGTTAACGTTTCAATTTCAACTTCCGTTTTTTCCTGCAATCCCGGGTCATGTTGACATGATGGGAATTGTGTCTACTGGCAGCACTGAGGATCCAATTTTTAGTAATAATTTGGTTAAAATTCCTTCTACTAGTGTAAAACCTGGAGTATACATTACTTACACATCTGTAAATGGTTCTAATGTAGTAATTACCGATAGTGGTCAATTTTTAGATTCTTCATCAGATGGGTGTTTATATGGGTTATTAATGCAACCTGGAAATCCTCCTTATGGTGATTTAGCTTTAAATGGTGGTTATAACATGACTACCAATACGGTTAACTATAATACTGGTCTTGTTAACGTTACATTTTTTGATCCCCCTGCTGCAAATGTTCCAAT